GACATATCAAACCAACATTAATTTTGCTCGTGAAGTCTTCTTCATATAGTTAAGTTTCTGAGCATCATACTTAAGTTTATCTTTCAATGGTTTTGAAATTAGTTTAGGTACAAGCTCCAATTCAATTTCATTCTTCTCACAATAATGAATAATAGCATCGATATAATTCATTGAATATTCGATAGCAATTTTTTCCACATCCTGCGAGAACTTCGCAGTCGTCATAAATTTATCCTCCAATATGTCTATCATTTTTTTCTTTATATTCCTGGATGTACTCTTGTAGTCTTAAGAAGTATTCTTTTTTAGGTGGTTGTACACTGACCTGACTATCACCGTCCTCACATGAAACAATAGTAACCAGTTTTTTTACTGAGAGACCATAAATTTCCTGAAGCATACAGGCGTATGCACATTCTTGAACGTAATAATCGTAGAGGTGATCCTCTTCTTTGATTTTCTTTGAGGTTTTAAAATCTATGATGGATAGTTCACCATCAAACTCAGCAATACAATCAACCCTTCCAGCAATTCCTAAAGTATCAGAATATAATGCTGCTTCCTGAAGATATATGTTATTTATACGATCCAAAATCTTGATCGTAGAATTAAACATAAGCACTGGAAGAGGTTGATCTTTATATCGTTCTAGATTCAATTCATTGTTGAGATAATCTTCAACAAGTTTATGGTATCTAGTACCTCTTCCAGAAGCTTGAGTAGATATTTGTTGTGCTTTTTCTTTGCCAACTCTACGTCTCCATTCAGCAAGAACCTTTTGTTTCCTACTGTTATTACTAATCACAGTGGTAACCGATGGATGTTTGAATCCAGTTGGTGTGACATAATAACGTTTGTTTTCGATGGTAACTGTGTCCATCTCTATCGGTTCAATAATACCAGTGTGATTAAATAATTTCATTAGAAACCAAGATTAATTTTAGCAATAATATAGGACTTGATCAATCCAGATCTTACAATATCTTCTACACCAAATTCAATGAGAGATACTTCTTTCATTTGTTGTAGAATTCTTTGGAAGTCAATGATACCTGTTCGTTCATTTGTTTTTTGTAGGTCAGACTGACTAGCATCACCACAGAACATGATCTTTGTATCTTCACCAACCCTAGTGATGATAGAATCCAACTCATGGAAGTTTAGATTCTGACATTCATCCACAATTACAATTGCTTTATCTAGAGTAGTACCTCTAAGGAAAGAAGTAGACCAGAAAGAAACAGTTTCCTGATGCTTGAGATTCTCATAGAGCATATCAAACGAAGCATCATCAGGCATCTCAAACATATATTTTACCATATTTTTGTATGGAATTTGATAGAGAGATGCTTTGTCTTCATGTGTACCAGGAAGGAATCCAATCTCCCTAGTGGCAACTAGAGAGCGAACAACATATACTTTTTCGTATGGTGTGTTCTCATCCAGTACATCACGAAGAGCTAGGTACAATGCCACAAATGTTTTACCAGTACCAGCAGCACCATAAACAAATAGATGCTGTCCTTTACCATACTCCTCAAACATAACACGTTGGTTATCTGTAAGAGGTTCAATGTTTAAAAGATAGTCAGCATTAATAGGCTTCCTTCTTTTCATTTGTTTGAGACTCATACCGTTAATATCTGGTTGATTTCTTTTTCTTGCTCTAGGCATATTACCACTCCACTTTTGATCCAGGTACGTTTTTCATTTTGTTCATAATTTCATTCCATCCAGGATGAGTCTTGCCCATCTTGTTTCTCCAATCACCGACTTCACCAACACCACCGATGCCAGCTTGCCAGTCTTTATCCCATTCAGGATTATCTTTTCTCCATTGATCGTACTCTGCCATTGTCATGTAGAGTTCTTTCTTTTCTTTAGTTTCTTTATGTATTACAGGGTATGTAGGCATTAGTTCCACTCCAAAGCTTCAGCACAAATAGGGAATTGTTCAGCAAAGATTTGCTTACAAGCGTTAGCAATATCCATGTGTTCTTTCTGAGTGCCGTGAGCACTCCGTAGATCTATATAGTGGATCCATGAACGAACAGATCCAGTCATGTAGATACGAGTGGGTGTTGCTAGAGGAAGAACAAATCTGGCACATTCTTTTGCCACACCATGACCTAGAAGTTCTTTGTAGAGTTTCATTCCTTCGGCAAAGTGTTCTTGGATCTTACTTTGAAGAGTAAGTTTCTCATACTCACCAATATCATCAATAGAGTTCTGACGATTCTTGTTATCCTGACGACGAAGATCTGGCACAGGAATGTAATCACTCAGCAAAGAACTGTCAGCATAACGTTGAGAGAACTCTTGGAATGTAAACGAACGATGCCTCAGAATTTGAGCGGCAATACCACGATTGGTTTCAATCTCTAGAGACATATGTGCCTGCTCAAATACTGACCAGTGCTGATGCTGGATACAATACTTGAGCAAAGGAGCAACGCTACGATTCTCCTGATTCTGTGGGTTGCTCACCCTCGCTATGTACCCCATCATCTGTTCCGCTTCTGGCGTCACCGATATCAATTTTACTGGCATATTCGTCTGTTCGTTGTAGAGCTTCGATTGGGTCATAGGTGTATCCAAATCCTTGGTATGCTTTTCTATCGTTGTTAATTTGTTGGCGTAGTTGTTTAATCTTATGCCTACGCTTTAAGATTTCAACATATTGATCATAAGAATATCTCGGATCATCCAATGCTTTTGTAAGCAGCTTGGTTGCTTTCTTTAATGAAGACATCTTTCCTCCACTAGATTTGTTTGTATTCTACCACACGTATTATAAGATGTCAATAAAAAAGGGGGCAATGCCCCCTGAATCTATTAGCGAGTTGCCATATGAAGTTGTGCTTGATATAGACGTTGCTCTTTTAAAATTTTGTTTCTGATTAAAATAAGCGCCATAGGTTTGCTCCTTTACTTTGTGGGTTAGGTGGCGTTCCTTCAGTCAACCTTTGCGTCTAGTTTACACTCTTTTGGAGATACTTGTTTGATCTCCCACACTAAATCATTTTTAGCATGATTAGGGATGTCTGCTTTAAGAACTCTCCCTGCCATTAATTGTGCCTGTAAGCAAGTCAAGATGAGTGTTTCCATAGATGAACGATCCGTTCCGTGTCGCTTACTTCCGTTCGCTATTTGGGAATAGCGAATGAACGTTTACTATATATTATTTATTTTTTGTATTGTTTGTTACCGTTCTACATAATCCAAAGTAAAATCTTTGGCATCGAGTTGTTCTATAAGTATATCACATCCTATCTTAGGTTGGGCATCACCACATGTAAAAATATCTGCTGCTGCTTCTCCTTTCTCTGGCCAAGTATGAATAGTTATGTGACTTTCAGCAAGTATACAAGCAACAGTAACACCTTGAGGTTCAAACTTTTCGTAAATCGTTTGAAGTACATGTGCTCCACTTGACTCTGCTGCATTTTCTAACAGATCACAAAGAAAAAATTCATTATCTAAAAGAGAAAACGAACAACCATATAAATTCAACATGTAATGTTTACCCATCTTCTCCATCAATCTACCTCTTCTTTTTTGTTTCTGTTTTATGGAACCAAACTTTAGGATTAACTCTACCTTCAGTTTGTTTAAATGATTTTAAACCTTCTCGATATTTATCCCAATAAAAATCAAAGATATCTACTTTCTTATTAGCAATGACAATATCATAACACTGTTCGTTGCTTTCGTTTTGGTAATTAACTAAGTAAGTTGTGTAGGGAAGTGTTCTATCTTCAGCTAATACTGGGTCACAGTTTTGATGTAAAATTTTAATGCTCAAGCACGACCTCCCCATTTGATTTGAGGGAATGCTTCTTCTACACAAGCTTTCGTAATCTTATATTTTCTTTGTAGTCCTTTGTCTTTAATCAGAACTAGAACTTCTGCTTCTTCAGCATGTAATCCTTCGATCATTTGAATGAAAAGATTCTCTCTCATCATTTGTTTGATAGATGATCCACCTTTAAAGAAGATATACAACTTACGGTACTCATGTTCTAGTACAGTATGCTCAGTACCTTTTGGTGCTTCGTTAGGAGTATAAGGAACTGCTCCTTCTGGAAGCAAAGATTCAATAGACTCATCGTAATTAGCAATTAGAATTGCTCGTAGAGCTGGTGTATTGTATTCCTGAAGTAGTTTAACTTTCTCAGCTTTAGTTTTAGCGTTGCTAACTTTCTGCAACACTTCGGAAATTAGTAGTTTCATAGTTAAAAATTAATCTTGTTACGGAAATAGTAGGCTTCCATCAGATCAGATAGTTGATGGTCACGGAAATATTCTAAAGGAACTTTCTTTTCAATGTTATTTAGTGAAGTATATTCTTCCATGATTTTTTTTTCTATCTCGGAAGGAACATAATCAAAATCAATTAATTGTCTATTCCTATAATAATTTTTTTGTAATTCTGGAGTGGTACAAAAAACAGATGGGTCTTGATCAACCCACTTATCTAAGTTTTTCTTACTTATAGGTTTTTGTCTTACACCACTAACAAATGTATCATCGGAAGAAAGGTAGTTAGGTATACCATCAGACTTATCTCCCTTCAAAATATGTTCTTTAATAAACACATAAGGATTATCATGACTGACTTCCTTTTTCATGATGGGATTTAATTGCTTGACCCCAGGATACTTCTGTAGCTGAATAAAATCTTTATCACCAGAAAGAATTAGAACAGGATATGCTCCTTTATTTTTACATAGGGTAGAGATAACATCATCTGCTTCAGCACCATAGACTTCAACTACTTTATATGGAAAGTAATTTTTAATTTCATCTCTAATTTTATTCAGAACTTCAAAAATATTATTCCAATCATGGTTGGATTTTTCTCTGTCTTTCTTTCTATTCTGTTTGTAATAAGGGAATACTTCTCTTCTCCAGTAATGTTTTGAATCGTATGCTAATACGATCTCTCCATACTCTTCGGCGTATTGCTTTTCATAAGATAACAAACTAGTGAGGACCATATGCCTCGCCAGTTTTTCATTCAAAGCATCATTTTTTAGTTGAACCATGAGATTAGAAATCATAATCTGGTTCATGTCAATCAAAATCATATTCAATCCTCGTAGTCTTCTTCGTCCTCGTCTCTTTCAAATCTAACAGCGACAATTTCATCGGGAATTAGTTGACCGTTCTCGTCAAACATTTCTGGATGTAATGGTTCGATTCTGTTCTTATTCAAAAAAGCATAGACAATATCGTTTCCAAACCATCCTAGCATGAAACCGACAACAAATGAACCGACGATACCTATCCCACTGAAGAACAGGATGTATGGTGTTGCTGCTTCCATTTTAATTCTCCCTTGTTGGTTTTAAATCCCTCCAAGTAAATTCAAATTTGATTTGAAATTCTTTTTTTAGGAGGGAAAAAGTTTTCTTGATCTTTAAACCATATCTTTCTGGTTCTTCCTTCTTCAACCTCCGTCTGAGCATCAGCTCTACACCTTTATTTATTGACAGATCTTTCATTTTTTTCTAGAAGAAACCAAACCTTTCTCAACAAAAAGTTTTACAGTTTCTACCAATCCTCCGACAGGTTCTCCATCAATTATAACATAAGGAAATCCAGAAGCATTAGGAAATTTTTCTTTAAATTCTTCTGATGTAATTTCATCATCAACCATGATTGTGGTGTATTCAATTTGAGCTCTTTCCATCAACTCATTTATTTTCACACAATATCCACAACCTTTAATTTTAAATACAGTAATATCCATAAAAAAAGGGGGAAGTTATTTCCCCCTAATGATATCAGATTTTGTTTGGTCTGTCAACCAATTGCTGGAGCAGTAAGAGCAACAGGCGTGCTATCAGCAGCAGCAAGGTCAAGAGGGAAGTTGTGAGCATTACGTTCATGCATCACTTCCATACCCAGACCAGCACGGTTAAGGATATCTGCCCAAGTAGGGATCACACGGTTCTGACTATCAACAATAGATTGATTGAAGTTGAAACCGTTGAGGTTGAATGCCATGGTGCTTACACCAAGAGCAGTGAACCAGATGCCAACCACTGGCCAAGCGGCAAGGAAGAAGTGAAGTGAACGAGAGTTATTGAAGGAAGCATATTGGAAAATAAGGCGACCAAAATAACCATGAGCAGCTACAATATTGTAGGTCTCTTCTTCTTGTCCGAACTTGTATCCATAGTTTTGTGATTCGTTTTCAGTCGTTTCACGAACGAGAGAAGACGTAACCAGACTTCCGTGCATAGCACTAAAGAGACTGCCACCAAATACCCCAGCCACGCCGAGCATATGGAACGGATGCATAAGGATATTGTGTTCTGCTTGGAAGACGAGCATGTAATTAAACGTTCCCGAGATTCCAAGAGGCATTCCATCGGAGAAGGAACCTTGACCGAAGGGATAAACAAGAAACACAGCAGTTGCAGCAGCAACGGGGGCAGAATAAGCAACACAGATCCAAGGGCGCATACCCAGACGATAAGAGAGTTCCCATTCACGACCCATGTAGCAGAAGACACCAATAAGGAAGTGGAAAACCACGAGTTGATAAGGTCCGCCATTATAAAGCCATTCATCGAGTGACAGAGCATTCCAAATAGGATAGAAGTGAAGACCGATAGCATTACTAGAAGGAACAACAGCACCAGAAATGATGTTGTTTCCATACATGAGTGAACCAGCGACAGGTTCACGAATGCCATCAATGTCTACAGGAGGAGCAGCAACGAAAGCAACAATGAAACAAATAGTAGCAGCGAGAAGAGTTGGAATCATTAGAGTTCCAAACCAACCAACATACAAACGGTTGTTTGTAGAAGTTACCCACTCACAGAATTGTTCCCAAGTGTTACTTCCACCACGCTGTTGAGCGATAGTAGCAGTCATAGTTAGTAAGACAGTAAGGTTTACATGAATTGTTAAGGAATGTTTCAGTTCCTTAACATTTATTTATAGTAGCACGGTTTTCCGTACCTGTCAAGCCTCTCATAAATAGGATAAAGACTTCTAATGGGTAATGGCAAATAGATTTCCGTTGGTGATTAACAATTCATCAACCGTTGTCGGTGAATTACAAGCTGGAGATGCTTTAAATTTATCTTCATCAGGTATTTTTGATGGCAGTGGCACAGGAACCAATGGACAATATTTACAATCTACTGGATCTGGTCAAGTTTCTTGGGCAACAGCTGGTGATGTATATTTAACAGCAACTCAAACACTACAAAATAAAACTTTTAGTTCTTGTATTTTTAATGCTCTTTCAAATACACTATCTAATGTTCCTAATAGTTCTTTAGTAAATTCTACAATTACTATTAATGGATCAGCAGTTCCATTAGGAGGAACAGCAACATTAGCTGATACAAATACAACATATACTTTAGCAACTGCTAGTTCTAGTATTCCAAATGCTGTGCTAATTAATTTAACCGCAGGTGGAAGTGGAACTCTTGCAAATTCTTCCTACAACATTATAGGAAGTAATATAACTGTATCTAAAGATAGTACAGGTAATATAAATTTATCTCCAAGTTTAGGTATATTAACATTTTCAAATTATGTAACAGGATCATCAACGTATGATGGAACTTCTGCCACCACAATCACAATTAATGCTGACTCATCAGCAAGTACAAATAATTTAGTAGCAAGAGATAGTAATGGTGCTTTTACTGCTGGAGTAATCACAGTTGGAGGATTATCTTCTACAGGAACTATATCAGTAAATACAGTATCTGCTAGTACAATATCATCTTCTGGAACTGTAAGCGGAACTACTATATCTGGAACTTCTTTTGTCAAAACAAATGGTACTTCATCTCAGTTCTTAAAAGCAGATGGTTCAGTAGATTCAAACACTTACTTAACTACCTACACAGATACTTTAAATACAGTAACTGGTAGAGGAAATACCACCACAAATAATATCTCTGTAGGTACATGTACAGCAACATCATTTGTGAAGTCTGGTGGTACATCAACACAGTTTTTAAAAGCAGATGGTTCTATAGATTCAAATACATATGTAACAGAAGCATTTGCTTCTGGAACTACATTATTATTTTACCAAGCAGCTGCTCCTGCTGGATGGACAAAAGTAACCACACATAATGATAAATCATTAAGAGTTGTGAGTGGGACAGGTGGTGGTTATGGGGGAAGTATATCTTTCAGTAATACATTTAATACAAAAGTTATCTCTGGAACTGTTGGTAATACTACTTTAACTCTTTCACAAATTCCAGGACATACTCACGGAATTAATGATCCTGGTCACGTTCACAGTGGAGCGGCTCAATGGCCTGGAAGTGGTCCAGAACAAAATCAGTCTGGTGGTCCTGAAGATAGAACAACATTTAATATCAATACTGGTGTATCTACCACTGGAATTACTGTTCAATCTAGTGGTGGTGATGGTTCACACACTCACACATTTTCAGGGAATTCAATAGATTTTTCTATACAATATATTGATGTTATCATTTGTTCAAAAAATTAATTAATTGATTTATCATAAATATTCAATAAGTAATTTTTTATTATGTCTAAACTAGAAATTGGTAAGTTTTGTCCGTTAATTAAAAAAGATTGTATTGGTCTTAAATGTTCTTGGTATACTCAAATTAGAGGAACCAATCCAAACACAGGAGAACCAGTAGATGAGTGGGGGTGTGCTGTTGCTTGGATGCCTTTTATGGCAGTTGAAATTGCTCAAAAATCAAATCAAACTGGTGCTGCTGTAGAAAGTTTTAGAAATGAAGTGGTAAAAGCAAATGATCAAAATCAACAGCTGTATATAAATGCTTTACAACAAGGTGTTGTGCCAGCACAAATTACACCATTAAATCAACCAATTAACACACTACCTGAAACTAAAGATGGCAGTAACAGTATCTAGATTTCATACAGATGACATCATAGTAAGCACATGGTTTCATGAAGTGGCGGGAGATGATGCCATTACATGTTCCATGAGTATTCCATCTTCAAAGGAAAGGGTTCTTGATCATGGATGTAGTTTTGTATTACGTGGTTCTGGTATTGAAAAAGAGATATGTAGAGACAACTACCAAGAATCACACACAGAATATAAAGCTGGCGATGTAATCAATCATCGTTACCCAGCAGAAATTACAGTTACTTCTTTGGAAGATAATTCTGCTTGGTGCTATATTTGTGATAAAGATTCGTCAAAAATTATTACTGGAGAATGTTTATTAGTAACTTCAACTGGTGTTACTTGTGATAAAACATGTTACATTGTTTCTCCACATGAAATGATAGAAGTAAATGGAGAAACACTAAGAAGAAATGAAATTAAAGAAGTAGATTCTTCTGTAGTAATTAAGAGCGAAAAAGATATTTACATCGCTACATTCACATACAATTAAATCCTGTTCATCATTCCCTATATTCTTCAATCTTATCCAAGACTTTATTTAAATAATGATGTGCCAACCATTTTGGATCATACCCAGATTTATTCATCCATTCTTTATCTAGGTCTGCCTTAATTCTAAGAACTTCGTATTTAATAATATCTTTATTCAATTGATTACGTGGCATATACAAAAAAACTCTGCCCAATATTTAGGGCAGAGTTAGGTATTATTACTGATTATTTCAAAATACACCAGGAATAATTTGTCCAGTCAGTAGATAGGAACCAACACCAGCAACGAAGCCAATCATTGCCAGGCGAGCGTTGAGGATCTCTGCCTCAGGGGTAAATCCAAATTTCATTTTAGTTCTCCTCGTTTAGTAGTGTTTTGAATTACGATAAATTTGTCTTTAGGTAAGGTGCCAGCGACACAAACTTTGAGTTCATCTCCATTAGTCCAAGCACCACTTTCTACAAGTTCTTGAAGGGCAATGGATAATTGCCCCAGCATTTCACCAGTGGTCACAGGTTCTCTTCCTGTTCAGTCAGAATAACACAGTCGCTGGTGGGATATGCCACACAGGTGAGCACCCAACCTTCTGCCATCTGATCATCGTCAAGATAGGATTGCTCCTCGTTATCCACAGTGCCAGAGATTAGTTTGCCAGCACAAGCAGAGCAAGCACCAGCACGACAACTGGAAGGTAGATCAACGCCAGCTTCTTCAGCAGCGTCAAGAATATA